TTAATTGTAAAGCCGCAAATTTTGCAGGACTGCCAAACGACTTAACCATATTAAGAAAGGTTTGCCATTTACTAATTGCTGGTTCTAATTTTTGTACAAAAGAAACAAATATAGCCACAAGCCCAACGATAGCAGTTCCAACTAAGACAAAAGGATTAGCCATCATTGCGGTTGTTAATACTGTAAAACCAGTAGCAACAACCCCTAAAATGCTTGATAAAGATCCTAGTATAAAAAGAAAAGGACCAATTGCTGAAACAACTAAACCAACAACAACAATTATTTTTTTTGTCTTATCATCTAATCCAATAAATTTTTCTATAATTTTATTAGCAAATGATACAATTTTAGTAAATGCGGGTAACATAATAGATCCAATTGATTGACCTAATTGTTTTAAACCCTCACTAAATATTCTCATTTGATTTGCCGCACCCTCTTGAGTTCTAGCAAAATCGCCTTGAGCGTTTCCAGTTTTAGATAAAATAAATTCATATCTTAAATTAACTTTTTCCGCTTGTGTCATGTCTTTAATATTCTTTTGAATACCCTCGGACATTGCAAATTGCTTTAAGTTTACCTCAGTCATTACAATACCCAATCTTTTAAGTGATTCGGTTTCACCTGTAAAAACACCAGCTAATGCGGTGGTTGCTTGATCAATACCAATATTTTTAAATGATGCTAAATCACCAGCTAAACCAACCATTGATGTACTCATTAAAGATGCCTCGTTCCGAGTTATACCCATTGAGGTGGCCATGTCACCAAAAAGTGCGGCCATATCTAGTGCTGATCCCTCAGCAATACCAAATTGTGTTAATGTAGTTTTAGCAAAATTTTTGACCTCAGCCGATGATTTACCAAAAGCAACATCAACTTTATTTAAACTTTCCTCAAAATCACTAGCTAATTTAATTGCAGCACCACCAGCCAAAGCAATTGGTAATGTTAATTTTAATGATAAATCTTTTCCAACTTTCCTTGCCGATTTACCAAATGCTGATAATTTAGAACTTGCCTTGTTTAATGATGATGTTAGTTTAGTAGCATCACCAACTAAAAACACTTTTAATTCATTTGACATAATGTAATTTTATTCAAAAATACGAAAAAAAAAAGCCATCATTTTGATGACTTCATACTATTAACTTTTTTCAAAAATGATTCATATTGTTTCCTAGTTGATTTAGGTTTGCCACGCTCCAAATATACATCTTGTGGTAATGGAAATAATTTATCCGGTGTAATCATTTGCGCTCTCTTTTCACAATTAACATTAAAAAGCATTGATGCCAAATATCTAGTTCGTTCCCAATCTAAATTCAATTTTATATTGTGTGATTCACCTAATAATTGATTCTCGGTCCAAGTATTTGACCAGAAATCATTAGGATTTATGCCAACCTGACCAATGTAATAATCAAGTATATTATCCCAAGTTAGTTGGCTGGGCGCTTTCCCACCTTAGTGGTTTTTTTTACATTTCTATTAATACCCATGTTAAGGTCATTTCCAAGTATTCTGGATTCCATCATGGATTCAATTATTTTAGTAAGCTCATCAGATGTTAAATCCTCAAGCCACATTCCAACTTTAAATTCATTATAATCAATTTCATTGCCTTGCTCTTGATCATTAGCTAATAAACCAGAATAAACCAAAGCTCTAATACCGGATAGTGAAATTCCATCTTGAAAAACATTACCAATTTTTTCTATTGATACACCTAAGTTATCAGTAAAGTTTGCCCAGAAATTCATTGAAAAATGCATAGTGCGGTTTTTACCACCTATACTAAGAGAATAATACCCTCGTTTCTTGTTTGCCATATATGTAGATTTAAGACACCTAGTTCCTTATTCTAGGTGTCTATTATTAAAAGATTAAATCTTAATTTGTAGATTTAGTGATTGCGCCTGTAACTGTAATTGAACCTGAGAAAGTAACTGGTGATTCCATTTCCGCACTCATTTCAACACTAGAAAAGAATCCCTCACCACTATAAACCGAATCCCCTGTTTCAGCTGTTCCAAAACTAAAATCAACTTTTTGTCTAGCCAAAAGATAATCAGCCATTTCAATAGCATTTGCCGCATCATCGTAAGCGACTAAACCATCAAAACTAATCTCTCCAGATCTAACCCCAGCGATAACCTCTTGAAAACCACCACTCGATTTAGTTGTTGCCTCTGGTAAATCATTAGACAAAGATAATGAACACGATGTTGTGTGACCAATTGTTGCTAATGTTCCACCATCACTGATGACTTTTAATAATAAATTTGTTCCATTGAACACTCCGACTGTTGCCATTTATTTAATTTTTATTAGTTAATAATTTTATTCAAATATACAAAATTATATTTTTATGCCGCTTCCCAATTATAGTTAGAATTTTCCCACTCATCAAAGTTAGTATTCCAAACCTCACCGGTCCTTTCATCGACTAATATAATGCTGGTTAAAGTAATCGAAAGGTTGTAACTTGTTGGTGCTTCATGGCTCCCCTCCTCATCAACATTAGAAATATATCCATTTCCTAATAATACCAAACCATCACCATATCCCTCAATGTCCTGACTAAAATAAAACTTTGTTGTGGTCCTAAGTAAAACCATTTCGGCAAGTTGCTCAAAGTTTACGGAATCACTATAATCAATTAATCCATCAACCTCAACCGAACCACTACGAACCCCAGCTAAAACCTCTTTCCATCCGCCAGAATCCTTTGTTGTGCTTTCTGGTAAATCACAATCTAAATTAATTGTGGCATTGTTACTATGGCCAATAGGATCATCGCCTTTATATATCAAAAAACTGGATCCATTTATTAAAGCCATTATTTATCCTTTTATTTTCTCCTCTTCAATAATTTCAGAATACTTGCCAGATTCTAAGTCAACAGATATTTTACCGTATTTTTCCTCCAATGACTTTTTCAATTCACCTTGTTTGTTTATCTCATCAATTTGCATGTGATTTAATGAATGTATTTGGCCCATTAAAGTTCCAATATCCATTTTGATAGCATTGATTTTTCCTTGAGATTCTCTTAATTCTTTTAATTCTTTTTCCTCTAATTTGCTCATTTTATTTAATTTATAGTTATATACAAATATAATTATTTACAATTACATTTGTTTTTTAAATCATCTATTTCTGCTTTTAGTTCTTGTATTGACTTAATTAAGAAAGGAATTAAATCTGTATAGTTTAAACCTTCGATTTGAGGTTCGTCAAATCCTTCAATTTCTTTTTTAAATACAACTTCAGGTATTGTTTCAACAACCTCTTCAGCAATTAAACCACAAGCTAGAGTTTCTGTATTTATATCTTTATATCTTACTGGTCTTAATGAGTTTATTTTATCTAAAGAATTTTCGAGATTTACTATATCTGTTTTATATCTTTTAGAACTTGTTTGATAATACAATTCTTTTGAAGTTGTATCATATCTTACATCAGCATAAGATGCTGTATATCCCCCAAGTGCATACATAAAAATTGTCCCCCCTGATGTTATACGCATTCTTTCGTTTGTACCATCTGTATAGAATAATAAATTTTGACCAGAAGATGCTCCTAAAGCCATATCTGCATTTCCAGATGACCTTTGTCCTATCCATCCTTTTTCTGTGCCACCAAGTTTAAAACTAATTACACCACCCCAAGTTCCATCAATATTTAAATCTGTAAAAGGGGTTTGGCTATAAGGGTTTGTTATTGTATCAGTTCCAATTCCTACATTTCCGTTACCTTTAATAACCATTTTAGGAGTTAAAGCGTATGTTCCTGTATCGCTTGTTGATGGTTGTGTATAAAATTCAACATCAGCAGTTGTAGTTAAAACCATCATCGCTGCTTGAGCAGTTGCACTTGACCTTGCAAAAGTATCTGAACCTGAATTATATCTTAATCCATTAGAACCTATCCAAGTTTCCCCTGTTGTATTTGATATGTTATTTTCACTGCTTTGACCTATTGATAAATTTCCTGTTTTAATATTAACGTTTCCAGAACTGTCTATACGCATTCTTTCTGTTCCTGATTGTCTAAATATAATTGGTATGCTTGGAGAATTAAAATTCATTGCTCCACCTACCATATTGATATAACCAGTTTGTGAACTTGCAC